TTAGATGCCGACATGGAATCAGGCACAGCCAGCGGAAAGATCAAGCGGCGCTATGACTGCTCTAATGTAGACATTATTGTAGTTCCTCCAGAAGAGTTTATAATCTCTGATGGAGCCACTGACAAGGCCGACGCCAACACCATAGGACAGAGGTTCCTCAAGTCCAAGTCAGACATGCTCAAGGAAGGCTTCGACAAAAAGAAAGTCAAGCAGCTTGGGATTAAGGGAAGTGCCAGTGCTGATCGCAACAACGTGCGACAGATCCGCATGGGAACCACTACGGATTCTAGAGACAATGACTACCAAACACAGGTAGAAGAGTACTGGATCTATGAGCTGTACAAGCAGATAGACATTGATGGAACTGGTGAAACCAAGCTCTACAAGGTGATCTGCGCCGAGGGCGTACTGTTCGATTACGAAGAAGTAGACAGCATTCCGTACTTCGCTTTTGTGCCGCTCCCGATTCCACACAGCTTCTACGGCGCTAACTTTGTTGACCGTGTGGCTCACATTCAGAATGCCAAGACTACGGTTACTAGGGGCATACTCGAGCATACCGTCATTACCAATAACCCCCGATATCAGGTAATGAAGGGCGGATTGAAGAATCCTAGAGAGCTTATAGATAACCGCTTGGGTGGCATCGTTAACGTCAATAGACCAGATGCCGTCATTCCTCTGGAACAGCCTCCGCTGAACCCCTTCGCCTTCTCTGTGCTAGAGAAGATGGATGCGGATAAGGAAGACAACACTGGTGTCTCCCGGCTGTCCAAGGGATTGAATAAGGACGCTGTTAGCAAGCAGAACTCTGCCGACATGATAGGAGAGTTAACTAGCCTGTCTATGCAGCGCCAGAAGATGATTGCTCGTAACTTTGCTGAGGGCTTCCTTAAGGATGTCTTCATCTACATCTACGAGCTTGTTTTGAAGAACGCAGGCCCTGAGTACTACGCTGAGATTGCTGGTCAACAGGTGCCTGTGGACGTGACTACGTGGCGTGAAAACAAAGACGCTATCGTTGAGTTCACCATTGGCTACCAAGAAGATGAAAAGGAGTTCATGCGCTACCTGTCGATCCACCAGATGTTATCTGCCGATCCGACCATGCAGCCCATGTACACAGCAGAAAAGAAGTACAACCTTCTGAAGAAAGCACTGGAAGCCAAAGGTATCCGCGATGTGGATAACTACCTTACGCCGCCCGATCAAGTGCAGCCTCCGCAGCCTGATCCGTTCATGGTTCAGGACATGCAGAACCAGACGCTACTTGCACAAGTGCGTCAGTTCGAGGCTGAGACCACTCGTATGAAGAACGAGTTCGACGCCCAAATGGAGATGGCTCGCATTGAGCTTGAAAGGATCAAGATTGCTTCTACCGTTGCTACGGCAGCTGATAAGCAAGAACTTGATGAAGAGAAGTTCGAGCATGATAAGACCATGGATCAAGCAGAACTTGAAGTGGTCAAGGAGCAGCAGGCTAAGGGCGAAGTCACGGCCTCTGCAAACGTCAACAGCAAAGGATGATTTGAATGGATGATGTGTTAGATCAGGAACAGAGAGAGAATACCCTGATCGAAGCAGGATTGGCAGCTAAGGCCCTATTGGAGTCAGAGCATTTCAATTCTGTCCTATCACGGCTCGCTAGTTTTTTTAGTGAGGCTCTTTTTGCTACAGAACCGCATGAATCAAAAAAGCGGGAGATGTACTACAACAACACTGTTGCCCTACAGGCAATCGTGGATCTGCTGTACCAGGACGTTGCAGCATGTGATGAAATAATTGAAGCAAGGAACGAGGCTGAACAATGACAGACAATACCGTAGAGACAACCATCCAGCAGGACGTTGTACTCGACAGGGACGATGCTACGACAGCATTCTTAAAGGGTTGGGAAGACGCCGCTGAGCCATCAGAGGAACCCGAAGAGGAAGCACCAGAGGAGCCTGAAGAGACAGAGGCTCCCGAGGATGAGAGTGACGAGGAAGCAGTAGAAGAAGAGGATTCTGAAGACCCTCAGGACGACGAGGAGCCCGACTCCGCATTGTTGAAGGACGATGCCACAGTTAAGGTTACTGTCGATGGCGAAGAGCTAGAGGTATCTGTAAAGGATCTGAAGCGACTCTATGGGCAGGAAGCATCACTCACCAAGAAGTCTCAAGCAGTTGCAGAAACGCAGAAGAAACTCGTACAAGCTCAGGAATATGTCGAAAGTACGCTAGAGTTGATGCTCGCACAGGCTGAAGAAGCCATAGAGCCGTACAAAAACATTGACTGGGTTGTTGCGTCCAAGCGGCTAACCGAAGAGGAACTGACAGCACTTCGAGATGAAGCTCAGAAGGCCTATGCTGGATACCAGAAGGTAACTAACAAGGTAGATGAGTACGTCAAAACTAAGCGTGAGGAACATAGCGCACAGCTGCAGGAACTCATCACGCAGGCGCATGAGGAACTATCTGACCCTGAAAAGGGAATCCCCGAGTGGGGCAAACAGAAGTACTCAGAACTGTCTGCATATGCACAGTCTCTTGGCTTTCCAAAAGAAGCCATAGATTCGTTTGTGACGGCCCCTGTGTGGCACTTGCTCCACAAAGCCTATCAGTATGATAAAGGAAAACAGGTGGCTACCAAGAAGGTCAACAAGACCCCAAAGAAAACAATGAAGTCCACAAAGAGAACGGAAACCAGCACAAAGAACTCCCGTGCCAAAGAAGCTCTAAGGCGTATGCAAGAGACTGGCGGCAGCAGGGACTCTGCGGCTGATGCTTTCCTCTCGATGTGGCAGAAATAACCTCTAAGGAAACAAGATGGCTCAGTACGTAACCTATGACCAAGTAGGCATCAAAGAAGATGTCAGCGATGTAATCAGCAACATCAGCCCCACCAAAACTCCGTTCCAGACGCTGATCGGGAACGACCGCTGCACGCAGACGCTCTTCCAATGGCAGGAAGACTCGCTTGACGCTGTACGCGACAACAAGAACCTTGAAGGCTTCACGGCTTCCGACGCTACGCTGTCTCCGACTGTCATGCGTTCCAATGTCACGCAGATCCTTGAGAAGACTATCAAGATTTCTGCTACCAACGATTCCGTAGACACCTACGGTCGTGCTAAGGAAACGGCTTACCAGCTTGCCAAGGCAGCTGAAGAGCTTAAGCGTGACCTCGAACATGCTTTCGTAGGTATCGGCACCAACGCTGCTGTTCCTGGTGATTCCTCGACGGCTCGTGAGATGGCTTCTGTACAGTCGATGATTGACGCTGGCAACATTGATGCCAATGGTGGCACGCCGCGTGCTCTCGACGAAACAACCATCCTAGATGTAGACCAGATTCTTTATACCGAAGGATCTGAAGCTACGTACCTGATGATTAAGCCTGCCGACTCTCTGATCGTGGCTAACTTCGCTGCTGTGGCTCAAACCCGCAGCCGTGACTACGGCACCGGCACCAAGGTTGTAAACGTGGTTGATATCTACGTTACGCCCTTCGGTGAGAAGAAGGTTGTGCTTAACCGCTTCATCAACGCTACGAACGCTCTGCTGTTCGATCCGATGTACTGGAAGAAAGTCACCCTGCGTGGCTGGAGCCGCACGACTCTGGCTAAGACGGGCGACAACTCCATGCACATGATTGTTGGTGAGTTCTCGCTGAAGCACTTGAACTTCAAGGCTTCTGGTCTCATCGCTGACCTCAGCTAACTGATAGGGGGTGGGGGTAACTCCCCACTCCCTTTCTCTTAGGAGAACAAATGGAACGCTTTGTTGAAATGGACTTCGCTATCGGTCAAAACTGCGAAGGCCTGTACATCAAGAAGTATCAAGATATTCCAGAAAGCTATCTGGAAAGAAACAGGATGTTGCGTGACCACTCCGCAAACAACACTGCTGGTGAGTATCATCAGGTAGCTAGCATTCCAGAAGTGTTAGTTGACCAATGGCTTAGAGAAGGCTTCGACGTGTACAAAGAATCACCGAAAGCCATAGTAGCCAGACTCCAGAAAGAAGGCCTCACAAGTTTTCTCACATCAAAGAAACGGATATAAGCCATGGCTTTTCAATACACTTTTGGCTCCCTGAAGACCATGG